AAAAGGTTATGCCGAAATTCAAAAGTAAGTTAGAGAAAAAAATTATCACATTAGATACATTAAAATTTATGTTTGAAAGAGATATAAAAGATAACAATGCTATGGGTTTTACATTTAAAGATTTGATTGCTTTATTTGAAAAACAATTGAAGGGTCTTGCCCCTAAAGGCACATTTCGTGATATGATACAAGACATTACAAACAAGCCACATAAGTCCTTATCATTTAAGCAAAAAAATATTCTTAAAAAAGTTACTATAACAGCATGGGATTTAATTATGGCATCTAGTGGTGGCCATCCTAGTATTACTAACATTTCAGGGCTTAATTTTTTAGGAAAAAATTATACAATTTTTATGAAAGAGATGATGGTTGAAATAGCAAAAGAAATGAAGGATTTATAAAAAATGGATGAGTTAGTTATATATAAATTAGTGAACAAAGTTAATGAAAAATGTTATATAGGGCAAACAAATAATATAAAAAGACGAATAAGAAGACATAAAAATGATTCAAGAACATCTAGTCTTCTTTTATATAAAGCTATAAGAAAGCATGGTTGGGAGAATTTTAAATATAAAATAATTGAAAAATGTGATTCAAGAGAAGAACTTGATGATTTAGAATTTCATTATATCAAGCAATATAGATCAAGACAATATCAGAATGGATATAATCTTACGGATGGTGGGTATGGTAGTAATGGTTTTATAATTACAGATGAATATAGGAAGAAGTTAAGTGATTCACTTAAAGGCAGGGTATTTACTAGAGAACATTGTAAACAAATAAGTAAAGGTAAAAAAGAAAGTTATATTAAAGAGAATCATCCCAATTATGGAAAACATCATTCTAAAGAAATAAAAGCAAAAATAAGTAAATCACATAAAGGTAAAATAATTTCAGAAGAAACAAAAACAAAAATTATAAATTATTTAAGTAGTAAAAATAACGTTAGAAGATTAAAATACAAGATTATGTCACCAGATGGTATAGTAACAACAACAAAATTTTTAAAAGAGTATTGTATTGAAAACAATCTTATATACTCATGTATGATAAAAACATCAAGAGGTGAGAGAACACATCATAAGAATTATAAAATAAAGAAAGTCTAGAGGGATAAAAAATGAATATATTATTAGAAAGAATTGAAAAACTTTTGATAGAGAGTCCGTTATATGGAATGGAAAAATCAAAATTATGGAAAAAATATACTGCAGATATTGTAAGTGCAAAGGATAAAAAAGCTCTTACTAAACTTATGGCTAGTGCAGAAAAAGACACTAGAAGTAGAAAACTTACTGATAAAGAAATGATGGATCTGGTTGATAAAATAGATTTGAAAGCTGTAAAATTAGGTAAAAAATAAAATGTTGTTAATCATAGATTACTCTTTTTAAATAAAAGATAATCTATTTTTATGCCTATAGAAAGTATAAATAATATAGAACAGAATATTATTTAAAAGGAATTTGATAACATGCCAGATGCTTGGTTTAAAGACACACCGGATGCAGAATTTAGAGACACAGAAGATGTATCATTTATTAGTAGTGGTAGTTCCAGTTCTTCGGATGCTGTAAGTGGCGCTTCAAGTTCGTCTAGCTCACAGAGTTCTGAAAGTTCTTCAAGTGAAAGTTCTTCAAGTTCTTCAAGTGAAAGTTCTGCAGAAAGTTCAAGTTCTACATCATTCTCACCAGATGTAATTTTTAAAGATACTGATGATGTAGAATGGGTAGATGGTGATGTAGAGTTTGAGGATACAGAAAATGCATCATCTAGTTCTAGTTCAAAATCTAGTTCATCAAGTGAATCAAGTTCTAGTTCTAGTTCTGAAAGTTCATCAAGCAGTAGTTCAGAATCAAGTTCATCTAGTTCTGATAGTTCATCAAGTGAAAGTTCAAGTTCAAGCAGTAGTGAAAGTTCAAGTTCATCTAGTTCTGTGAGTTCAAGTTCTAGTTCAGAAAGTTCATCAAGTTCTAGTTCAGAAAGTTCATCAAGTTCTAGTTCTGAAAGTTCATCAAGTAGTAGTTCAGAATCATCTAGTTCATCAAGTAGTAGTTCAGAATCATCTAGTTCATCAAGTAGTAGTTCAGAAAGTAGTAGTTCTGAATCTAGCTCAAGCAGTAGTTCCGAAAGCTCATCAAGCAGTAGTTCTGAATCAAGTTCATCATCTAGTGAATCATCAAGTTCATCAAGTGAAAGTTCTGATAGTTCAAGCAGAACACCTTGTCCGTTTGACGATGATTTTGATGGTACTAACGGTGATGCACCAGATTCATATAAATGGAATGAAGTTGATAGTAATAATGATCTAGATATTCAATCTAATAAGTTGAATTATAGTTATACAGGAACTGGTTATACTTCTCCTTTAATTAGATCACAAGCAAGTACAGCAAATTGGGGTCTTAATGGTGATTTTGATTTACGTCTAGATTTTGATATAACTACATTAGATGCATCTGATGAATCATTTAATTGGAATGGTATTAATTTCAAAGCATCAGAAATTGGTGGTACTTTTGTGTCTATAAACAGATATAGAAGTAGTGTAAATAATGGTTATACAGTATATGGATCAGTTGACTCAACAACATGGGATACTACACCATCTTCTACAGGTAAATTAAGACTTACAAGATATGGTACAGAATTAAAAGCATATTTCTGGTCTGGAACTCAATGGGAATGGGACGGAAATACAGATGGTTACACATTTTCTACAACATCATCTGGATCTATGTTCGTTTATATTGCTTTTAGACATACTGATACGAATTCTTCAACAACAGTAGATGTAAATATTGATAATTTTATCGTAGCGGATGGTTGTGATGAACTTTATTCGTCAAGTTCAAGCTCACAAAGTTCTGAGAGTTCTGAGAGTTCATCTTCAAGTTCTGAATCTTCATCAAGTTCTAGTTCTGAATCATCTAGTTCGCAAAGTTCTAGCTCAAGTTCACAAAGTAGTTCTAGTAGTTCGCAAAGTTCTAGCTCAAGTTCACAAAGTAGTTCTAGTTCTAGTTCACAAAGTTCTAGCTCAAGTAGTGTGAGTTCATCAAGTTCAGAAAGTTCTAGTTCATCAAGTTCTGAAAGTTCAAGTTCTTCAAGTTCCGAATCAAGTAGTTCAAGTTCTTCAGAAAGTTCATCAAGTTCTAGTTCCGAATCATCTAGTTCAAGTTCTAGTGAAAGTTCAAGTTCGTCTAGTTCCGAAAGTTCGTCTAGTTCGTCTAGTTCGGAATCTTCAAGCAGTTCAAGTTCGCAAAGTTCATCAAGCAGTTCAACGTCTTCAAGTTCTAGTTCACAATCATCTAGTTCTGGAAGTTTAAGTTCAAGTTCACAAAGCGCAAGTTCATCAAGTTCTAGTCAATCTTTGAGTAGTTCACAAAGTTCAAGTTCAAGTTCAGAATCTAGTTCTTCTAGTTCAAGTTCGGAAAGTTCATCAAGCAGCAGTTCTGAGAGTTCAAGCTCAAGCAGTAGTGAAAGTTCAAGTTCATCAAGTTCTGAAAGTTCTTCAAGCAGTAGTTCTTCTGAATCATCAAGCTCATCAAGTTCTGAATCAAGCTCATCAAGTTCTGAATCAAGCTCATCAAGTTCTGAATCATCAAGTTCAAGTATGTCTACAAGTAGTTCAAGTTCTAGTCAATCTTTGAGTAGTTCACAAAGTAGTTCTTCAAGTTCAGAATCATCTAGTTCAAGTTCATCTAGTTCAGAATCATCAAGTTCAAGTTCTGAGAGTTTAAGTTCATCAAGTTCAAGTTCAGAAAGTTCATCAAGTAAATCAAGTTTCAGCTCTAGTTCACAATCATCAAGTTCAAGTTCAAGTTCACAATCATCAAGTTCAAGTTCACAAAGTTTATCTAGTTCACAATCATCAAGTTCAAGTTCTTCTGAATCATCAAGTTCTAATAGTTCTAGTTCTAATAGTTCATCAAGTTCAGAAAGTTCAAGCTCTTCTAGTTCACAATCATCAAGTTCTAGTTCACAATCATCAAGTTCTAGTTCACAATCATCAAGTTCAGAAAGTTCTAGCTCATCAAGTCAATCTTTGAGTTCTAGTTCTTCAAGTAAATCTTCAAGCAGTTCTAGTTCTGAAAGTTCGAGTTCAAGTAGTTCTAAATCATCTAGTTCTAGTTCAAAATCTAGCTCATCAAGTGAATCAAGTTCTAGTTCATCAAGTTCCGAAAGTTCAAGCAGTAGTTCCGAAAGTTCTAGTTCAGAATCTTCAAGTTCTAGTTCAGAATCTTCAAGTTCTTCTAGTTCACAATCTTCAAGTTCTAGTTCACAAAGTTCTAGCTCAAGTTCGCAAAGTAGTTCTAGTTCAAGTTCTCAAAGTATAAGTTCAAGTAGTGAAAGTTCTAGTTCAAGTAGTGGATCATTGAGTTCACAAAGTTCTAGCTCAAGTTCACAAAGTAGTTCTAGCTCAAGTTCTGAAAGTTCAAGTTCTGAAAGTTCATCAAGTTCAAGTGAATCATCAAGTTCTGAGAGTTCTAGTTCAAGTTCTGAAAGTTCATCAAGCAGTAGTTCTGAAAGTTCATCATCAAGTTCTAGTGAGAGTTCATCAAGTTCAAGTTCTGAATCAAGTTCTAGTTCAAGTTCACAAAGTTCTAGTTCAAGTTCAGAAAGTTCTAGCTCAAGTTCTGAAAGTTCAAGTTCTGAGAGTTCATCAAGTTCAAGTTCTGAGAGTTCATCAAGTTCGGAATCATCAAGTTCTAGTTCACTTGGAATTATAACTATAGACATTCAATTAGAATTACTTTCATTAACTTGGAGTATTTTGACACATGTTCTCACTATTATAAATGATCCAACAAGAATAGAACCAGAATACATAAATACGACAACAAATTTAGATTTTTATCTTACTTAATATAAATAGAAATAGAGGTATATAATTTATGACAATTTCAAGTGCATACGATAAAATGTTAAAAAGTGGGTCAGCACATAAACCTATAAGAATAGCTCAACCAACTCCAGATGGTTTGGGTAATGATCAAAAATCACCAACAACATTAGGTGAAGTAAAAGAGGATACTAGTTGGAATGATTTTGATTCAAAAATGCAAGAGTATATAGAGACAAGAAGAACTGAAAAACCAGTCAAACAAGAAAGTAAAAGTAAAAGTAAAACTACAACAATAAAGAAGCTTGAAAACAGAATTGCTCTTCTTGAAAATGTTGTAGGACAATTAATGAAAACACAAATGGATTTATTGAAAAATGGGTAATGAGTGGGAACTATATGATATTGCTAGCAACGTTGAGCAAGATTTATTTAAACAATATATTTCTGAGTTTACTGATATTGCTGGAATAAAAATTCAGTATTATATTAGGGATGAAAATATTGTGATGGATGATCTATATGGTGAGTCTACAAATACAAGATATCTTACGCCATTAGAATCAAAAATTATATATGATCCAACAGAAGAACCAACAATGACGACTGGTTTTGGTATTCATTCAGAAGAACAAATACAATATGCTTTAATGCCAAAATTTACATTTACAAGAGATGTAAGTGCTGGATATCACCCAAAGCCAGGTGATGTAATAAAAACAATTTGGAATGACAGAGCATATGAGATTGCTGATGTAAATGAGGAAGAACATATTTTTCATTTGAAGAAATCTGTATGGGGATTTATTTTGAAACCATTTAGATTCAGCGATCAATCACAATCAGTTGGGGATACTCTAGTTGGTCCAGATGATATAACACCATTCAATAGAGATCCGTCACCAGAATTGGATCCAGATACAATGTCTCAACCATTGACTGCGTATGGTGATAATGAGTATATAGAAGAAGAAAGTGATGAAATTATGGATTATGATGGTTCAGTGTATGGATTTTGATTTTTGAAGTCATCATATACATATAAAGCAAATAAAGTTATCAATTTATTAAAAAGACAGGCGTGTTTGGATAACGGATTAAATTTTGAGTTTGATATTATTAAATAAAGAGAAAAGAGGTTAAAGAAAATGACAAGAGATTTTGAATATGAAGATAAAATAAACGAAGCTTATAAGAAAATTCGTGAGAATGATAAAGAAAAATTAGATAAAGTCAAAAAAGATTTTGATAATTCATTCAAATGGACAGACGGTGTAAATAAAGAGTATAAGAAAATTGTAGAAGATAAGAAAGAATAAAGGTAATAAATGAGAACATACTATTATTATAAAGCATTTAGAAAAACAATCATACAATTTCTAGATGTATTCAATGATATCAAAGTTGCTAGATATGAGGCAGATGGTACAACTGTTGCTAAGTATATAGATGTACCTATAAAATTGGCAGTAAAAGAGAAAGCTTGGTATTGGTTGCACGAAAGAAAAGATGATCAGATGTTACCAATGATAAATGGTTGGATAACTGCAATTGATTATGCAACAGATAGAAAAATCAATTCTGGATATACAATAACAAGTACAACAGATGTTGATAACTCTACAGTTTCTAGATATCTTTTACCAGTTCCATATAATTTAACATTTACATTGAATATATGGTCACTTCATATGACTGATATAGACCAGATACTTGAGCAACTTTTACCTTGGTTTGATCCATTCATATATATAAAAATGAACATACCAGAACTTGGTTGTGCATATGATATCAAAGTAATATTCCAGAGTTGTACTCCTGAAGTTTCACTTGAAATGGCAGATGAGGATTATAGAGTAATAAATTATACTCTTGATTTTCAAGTGGAAACTTATTTATTCAAACCAATTTCAAATTCTGGAATTGTAGAAAAAATTATTGCAAGTTACTATACAAATGAAGATGTATTTGAATCAAGATCATTTTCATCATCAACTATATCAGCGGCTCCTTCTGGTGGAGTTAGAAATTTGATAATAGGCTGGCAAGATGAAGATGGTGAAACAGTAACTAAAATGGAAGAGTGGGGGCCATAATGGGTCTTTGTGGTGATAATAATATAAGTTTAAATAAAGCTTCGCCGACAAATTTTGTTTTGTCATTTCCATTGTTACCGACACAGACAACTTTATCTGGTGGTATTCCATTAGTACTGAATATTTTTAGTGCTGTTGTTCCATCTCTTACTTTGACTTCGGAAGAGAAAATGTGGCAAAATGCAAAAGTAAAAGGTGTTCAATCACCTATGGAATTTGATCAATGGTTAGTGAATTTTGTTGTAGATGATTATTTTCAAAATTGGAAAATTCTTTTTGATTGGATGTCATATATAAATAATAATAGAGATAAAATGATGGAACAGGAAAGGAATTTTAAAGTTGATGCATCATTAATTCTCTTAAATAATTTTAAAGTGAAGATTTTAAATATAACATTTGTTGGTATATGGCCCACTACTTTAGGTGAGGTTTCAATGAATCAAAGAGAAGGGGATATAGCGTTAGAAAGTATGGTAAACTTTAATTATGATTATTTTAAAGTTGATACAACATAAAAATATAAATAATATATAAATAGAATATAGAATAATACAACATTAGCTTGTTTATTTTTTCATAAATAAACATAAAGAGGAGAAAAGAATATGGCATTATATTTAAGCCCATTAGTGGACATTAACGAGATTGATTTGACTACAACAATACCTGCTGTAGCAACTTCAATTGGTGCTATTGTATTGAGAAATACTTGGAAAGGGCCAGAAAAGAAACAAACATTAGTAACAACTGTAGATGAACTTATAGAAACATTTGGAGAACCAACATTGACAGAATATGAAGATATTTTATCTGCTACAGGTTTTCTAAAATATGGTTCTGTTCTTTATTGTACAAGAATGATGCCATCGGGTGCAACATTCTCAGGTGTATATGGAACACCTGCTAGTGCTGGAACATTAACAGCATATACAACAGCAGCTGGTGATGCATATGTTTTAACTGATTTTGCATCGGAAGATCCAGATGAATTTGGTGATGAAAGTGTTGTTTTTGATGCAGGAAGAGTAGATACAGGATCTATGTTATCAATTATAGAAAAGAGTAGAGGAACATGGGGAAAT